CTTAGATTGTAAAGACAAGAAAGCTGACTGTTTCATAGATAAGGTAAGCAAGTGTCCTTTTAAAGAAGGTACATGTCATAAAATGACACCTAGGATGTGGGAGATGGTCATAGAAGAACTGATTGATGAAGAAGATCATAGTAAAAGCATGATTAATACCATGTGTTCAAACAATCCTGATTAGCTATGAACAATCCATTAGATTTACTGCCTATAACTAGACCATTAGATGAAGATCCTAAAGATTGGCCTAGTGATACTTATTTCTACAGAAATGTAGTTATTAAGCTTCTACCTGATGTGATTAAGCTAGAATCTACAGGTATTCCTATAGATCTAGAAAAGGTTAAACAGGTAGAAGATACTGTTAATAATGTCTTAAAGGATATTAAAGATATTCTTAAAGATAATAAGTTTATTGAACAGTATTTAAGTACAAAGTATCTTAAAGAATCTGATAAAGCTTTAGGAGAAATGAAAACAAAAACTACTGAAGATTTTTTAGTACCTTTTGACGTTAAGAAGAAAGCTCATAGATCAGCAGTAGTGAACTATTGGCTAAAGAATAATGGACATGAAGACATGGTTATGAATGAGTGGTCTATTAAAGACTTACGCATGTGTAACCAAATAGTGGGTTCTAAGTTTCTTACAGATATTCTTGCTAAGAATATTCAAGGATACATGTTTCCTTTCATAGATGAAGCTATGGAAGAGCTAGCAAACGAAAAAGCTAATATTTATAATCTTAACAGATTGTCTATTTATGAAGATAAAATGAGAAAGAAAAAGAATGAATTAGCTTTTAATCCTGGAAGTTCTCTTCAAAAGCAAGAATTCTTTGAAATGCTAGGCATAGAGTCTGATTCTGAAACTGCAAAAGGTGCTCAGCAATGGAATAGAGCAGCTTTAGAACAGCTTAATAAATATTTAGATACTCTAATTGAGAGTAAAGGAGAATAGTATGGGTGGTCTTAGCCTTATGGAACGTGCTGGTACTATGGTGCCTCATGATCTTCCTGACAATCGTATCTCTACTGTGTTTGATGCTACTGGTCTGAACTGGACTATTGAACAGAAGCCTCTTTATACTGATTATGGTGAAGTTCCTAAGCTTGTTGCCAACTACAGGAGTGATACTCATGATTTCCTTGGTATAGTCAGTCCCAGCAAATACAAGATTGTGTCAAATCTTGAAGCTTTTAATTTTATTGATGAACTTCCAAATTTTAGCCTCGAAAAGGTTGGAATGTTTGATAACGGAAAGAAGGTCTTTGTTGTTGGCAAATCTACAGAACAGATTGATATCGACCATCATGGAGACCTTGTGGATTTTTACCTTACTTTCTTACACGGACATGACGGTAAATCGGGTATAAGGTTTATCATTTGTCCTATCCGAATGTTCTGCATGAATCAGCTTAACATGATGATGCGTACAGCTAGCTTCAAGTATAGCATCACTCATGTTGGTGAAGTAGAAATGAAACTTGCAGAGATCCAGAAGGCTATTGCTAGCACTCATACTTATACTGAGGAACTGAGTGCAAATATTGATCTTATGATTAATACTAAGACTGATATGAGTATTCAGAAGCTGGTTGACACCATTATCGTTGATAAGGATGACGACAGTGATAGGACTATTGCTTGGAACTCTGAAGTCAGGAATGAAATCGTTAGGATCTACAACAATAAAAATGATCTCGCTAATTACAAAGGCACTGCTTTTGGGTATATTAGTGCTATTAGCGATTACATTTCTCATTGTGAGCCTCGTCGTAGATCTAGTAATGGATATACTGACAGCAATTTATTTATTGATTCTCTCGAAGGATCGAAGCTTCTTGAAGATGCTAGGCAAGTACTCGGAGTAGCTTAATGACTATTAGTCCATTAGAAATTTATTTTATAAGTCTTGTGGATAAAATAGGAGCAATAAGTGAAGTAGCAATCTTTCTAGGTTGTATAGCTACTGCTGCTTTCTTATTCTTTTGGTTAGTAGGTAAAGCTGAAAGCTATAAATCAGAAGAAGACGAAAAAACATTAAAAAGATTATGGCGATGTTTAAAATTTGCTAGTATAGGTCTCATTTGTAGTGTATTAATTAATACTTTTGTGCCTAGTTCTAAAACTATAGCGGCTATGTATCTTATACCTGCTATAGTAAATAATGAACATATTCAAAATAGCACTTCTAATGCTCTTAAAATGTTAGAAGAATTAACTAAAGAGTGGTTAGAAGATTTTATTAAGAAGGAGCCTAAGAAAAATGGCATACATACATAATCAACAACAAGTTAAACTTGATGAATGTGATACTCGTAAGCAAAAAGAAATGTTTATGAAATATGGGTATGGTTGTCCTGGAAATCAAATTCTTAATAGTGAAGATAAAGAATCTAAGAGATTATATTCAATTCTTAATGAAGTAGAAAAAATTCTCGTAGGTGATAGGCGTAGTGACTATGGTGAAGCTAACGCTAGCTTTAAACGTATAGCTGATTACTGGAATGCCTACCTCTGTCATAAACGTGATAAGATTGATGAAGCTGCACATGAAGAAGATCTTCCTTATGAATTTCTTAGAGGAGAATATCTTACAAGTCATGATGTAGCTATGATGATGATTCTCTTTAAAATTGCTAGAGAAGAAAATAAGCATAAACATGACAACTTAGCTGATATTATTGGTTATGCTACATTGGCTGATAATATGGAGGAGTAGATGGCAATATCTAAAATAGTCATTTATGATCTTACTTCTAAAGAATACCGAACTGTTAATGGTACAATTATTTTTAAAACAGTAGAAAATAAAGAAGATAGAATAATAAATACACATTTTAAAGTCTGCTATGTTTATAACATTATGGATGATAAAATCGTGTATAGTTATAATAACGAATGGGAACGAAAAGCATGTGAATCATTTCAACAAGAGCTAGATAATTATGTTAAAAATAATTGGCAAACTAATCTTATGGAGGGATAGATGTCTCTAGAAGAGATGTTTATAGAAGACTTACAAGAAGTTAAGAAAGTGGTAGCTGCATTACTTGATTATAGTAGTGCAGCTATCATTCGTAATAACTTCATAGAAGCTTTCTATAAGTATACAATAAATGGTAGGTTGTATGGGAGCTATAAACTTTTTGGTGCTAAGTCTTTTAGACTTACTTCCAATTCTCCTAATATGCTTAATATGCCTGCTACCGGAAGCATCTACGCCAGAGCAGTCAAAAGGTGTCTTAGAGCATCTGCGGAACACATTTTTTACATGGTTGATCTTTCTGCTCTTGAAGACCGTGTTATTGCTAATTTATCTAAAGATAGGAATAAATGTGCAATTTTCCTCGATGATCTCGATGGACACTGCCTCAACAGCTACGTCTACTTTAAAAACGAAGTTGAACAAATCCTACCTAGAAAAGATAGTGAATCTTTCAACGAATATATCAAGCGATACCACCAAGAAGTAGAAAATGGTAATAAAAAACTTAAGGCTATTAGACAAAAATCTAAGCCTTGTACCTTTGGTCTTAACTATGGCTGCTATCCTGCTAAGTTAAGCAAGCAGGCTAAGATGCCTATGGAACAGGCAGAGGAAATCTTCGACAGATATCACAATGAATTGTATGTTCAGATTTCTGACATGAGAGAGAAAGTATTGAAAATAGCCAAGAAGCATGGACGAATTCATTTAGGTTTAGGATGCTTTCTGAATACCTCAGAACCGGAAAAGGAAATACGGACTCTCTTCAATGCCTGTTCCCAGTTCTGGTCAATTCTGACTATTTTAGTCATAAATAAGATGAATTCTCTCATAGAAGCTAAAGGTCTAGCTCAAGACATTGAGATAGTTTCTTCTATCTATGACAGCATCTATATTCATGTCAGAAAAGATCCAGAGCTGATCCAATGGGTGAACGATACCATCATACCTCTTCTGACAAAGGATTTCCTCAAGGACATCATTGTTCACAATGAAGCACAGGGAGAGATAGGTCTGAACTGGTTCGATACCGTTCCTGTGTCTAACGGTGCCTCTAGAGAGGAAATTGAAGAGGCAATGAGGAAGGCAGAAGAAATCTGCGAATAGCCTAGACATGAAGGTTTTCTGAGGATAGCCTGACACCTGTTTCTCAAACCTTTAAGGAGTAGTTATGCCTGAATATTACAACATGAAAAATACTGGTATTGATCCAAAACCTAGTTTTAGACTTCCTCCAGTAGAAATTAAATTTAAAAAACTTACCGATACAGCTATCCCTTTCAAATACTCTAGAGAAGGTGACGCTTGTATGGACATGTATGCAGATATGGATGCTGTTCTTTATCCGCATGAAACAGTCATTATTAAGACTGGCATAGCAGTAGAGATTCCTGAAGGGTTTGAAGGAATTGTCAGAGGACGGTCAGGACTTGCTACGCAAGGAATCAACGTGCATATAGGCACAATAGATGCAACCTATCGCGGAGATGTCGGAGTGATAGTTACAAACAACTCTCTGCAGCTCTTTGGAATCCACAAAGGAAACCGCATAGCTCAATTTACTGTAAAGCCTGTATACCCTGTTCACCTGACTGAAGTTGAAGAACTGTCTGAAACTGAAAGAGGTGAGCAAGGATATGGCTCGTCCGGCAAATAAGATGGTCAGATTGACCAGAGACCAGATTAAACAAAAGCTTAGATTTGTTAAAAACTATGTCCATGCAAGTAATGCTGCTGATGGTAGCACATTCGATCCTAATAGTAATGTTATTACTAAGAATGTAGCTACTATGGCTGCAGAGCTTAACAAAGACATTAACATCCAAGTAAAGAGAGCATTGGTTTGTGAAAAGCTAGAGGAATTGTTTGGACAGGATCTAGCTGACAAGTATATTGAACAGCTTGAAAAGCATGAGATTTATACCCATGATGAAACTACCATTGCTCCTTATTGTGTTGCTGTGTCCATGTATCCTTTTCTTACTGATGGCCTTAAGGCTTTCGGTGGTGAATCCAAAGCTCCAAAGCATCTCTCGTCTTATAACGGTGGATTTGTTAATCTTATTTTTGCTCTTAGCGCTCAGTTTTGTGGTGCGGTTGCCACTGTTGAATATCTGATGTGCTTTGATCATTTTGCTAAAAAAGATTATGGAGATGATTATCTTGAAACACATAGAACAGTTATCGAACAAGAACTTCAGCAAGTGGTGTACGCTCTCAATCAACCGGCAAGCGCAAGAAACTATCAATCTCCATTCTGGAATATATCCATTTTTGACAAGTCCTACTTTGAGGCTTTATTCGGAAACTTTGCCTTCCCAGACGATTCCAGTAAGCCAGATTGGGAATCTCTTGATAAGCTCCAAAGGTTTTTCCTGCACTGGTTCAATAAAGAGCGTACAAAAGCCCTCTTAACTTTTCCTGTAGTCACAGTATCTGTACTTCATGATGGTACAGAGCTAGTAGATAAAGAGTATGAATCTTTTATATGTGATGAAATCAGTGAAGGGAATAGCTTCTTTATTTATCTATCCGATACAGTCGATAGCCTTAGCTCTTGCTGTAGACTTAGAAATGCTATTGGAGATCAGATAAATGATTTCAGCTATTCTCTAGGTGCTGGTGGTGTCATGACAGGTTCCATTAATGTCATGACTCTTAATCTTAATAGATTCATACAGGATACATTTAGGCTTAATGGTGGTGTATGGCTAGGCAATAAACAAGACTTTGCATTCTTAGAGAAACGTCTGAAAGCTCAGATAAAGCTTATGCATTGCTACCAGATGGGTTTTAGAGTTCTCTTCAAGGAATTTGAAGAACAAGGTCTCATGCCTGCCTATACAGCTCATTATATTAGCTTAGATAAGCAGTATGCTACTATAGGTATTAATGGATTACTGGAAGGTGCTGAGTTCTTAGGCTATGAACCTAGTAATAATAAACGCTATACTCAATTTGTTAGCTTTGTTCTTAAATGTATCTCTGATCAGAATAAAGAAACTAGCAAAAAATATGGCATAAAGCTCAACACTGAATGCGTCCCTAGCCTAGCAGCTTAAAATGTGGGGACGTTAAACCTTCTCTGATTGACTTGGAAGCCTAAACTCTAGCAAGAGCATGGTGACAGGGCGGAAGCTGTAAAGCACCGTGAACGACTGAGTGAGAAGGCACTCGTAAGAGTGATGCGACAGTCTGAACTCGAACGGAAACTTCGAGAGTCAATATGAAAGTATTGACCACCAGAACCACATATGCTACAGATTGAAAAATCTTAATATGAAAGGAGGCAGTTATGAGAAGCTGTCGTGTATGTGGCGATACAGAAGAAACTACCCGTGTTTATGGTGATCTTTGTCGTAAGCATTATCTTCAAATGAAACGACATGGTAAAATCTTGGAACATACTATCTACGATCCTAACCCAATAGAAGTTATAGATGATATAGCTTATATGAAATGTTTTGATAAATACGGTAATGAAACTTGTATTACTAAATTTGATGCAAAATACGTAGATAAAGTAAAAAATATTAAATGGTATTGTAGATTTTCAGGTTCTAAAGATCATAAAGTACCATATGTTATGGGTAGTATTTCACCAAACGAAAAAATATTTTTACATCGATTCTTACTTAATGTTTCTAAAGATAAATTTATTGATCACATTGATCATGATACTATGAATAATTTAGAAAGTAATATCAGAATATGTGATACAATAGAAAACTGTAGGAACAGAAGCTATAAATCTTCAAGACCTTATCCAGGAATTTATCAACAATATGGACCTAATAGTA